TCAACAATGTCCACGTCCCCTGAAGTAATGAACGCGGTGATTGGATCTGTGTCATCATTCACTCCTTTTTCTTGATCATATAAAGTAGATATACCTGGAGTTAAACCAATTACTGTAGGTTGTGCAAGTGTTGTAGAATTTGGTATATATTTTGTAGCTAATGGATGTGTAAATACATCTTTTGAAGCCCAAGTTGTTCTAGCTAAAGTTCCAATCGTCCATAATTTTTCAAGATAGTTATATGTTACAATTTTATTAATTGCAGTTGAACTTCCTGATGCATAAAACCAATTTACTTCTGAAAAATCTAGATTAACCCCAGCATAAATAAGAGAGTGTTCATTTTCATTCATATCTTGAAATACAAAGTCTTGTACTGAACATGGAATTTCTTTTACAACCCCATCAAACAAATAGAATGCACCATCCGACATCCAATAGACAACGTTCTCCGCTTCTATAGCAGAATGTGCAGATAATGTTCCGCAGTTCGTACCAATTTGTTTAAATGCAAATGTAAATGGGGGCCCCACAAACTGCATAGAATGAGCTGATGTATTAGTTAATATTAATATATCTCCTCTTGTTGGAACTGCAGTTACAATTCTATTTCCTGATGATAATCTTTGAAATCCAGCGGTATTGGTTGCGTTAGGTGTAAAATCTGTAATAGATTCTTGTGAACCGAAGAGCACGGACATCGGGTCATAAGTTCCTGTTGTTCCTGGTGTTGTTTGAGTACCAAAGAATATAATGTGTCTATCTCTTGGAGATATAACCATATAATTAGATTGTGTTGGAGCATTCGCTAATAAGGTAGCTCTAGTATTTCTTGATGGTAAGAATGCAGAGGTATCAAAGTAATAAGTTTTACCACCAACAATTGTTGCAATAATATCTTCACCAAAGTTATCTATTTGCCAAATTCTAGGATTAGCAGTAATAACTCCTGTTGGTCTTGGTGTATTCCAAGTAGAAAATCCCCAAGATAATGCTCCCCATCCATTATCTATTACTGTAATATCTGATCCTATATTTATTTGAAATGCTGCACTTGAAGCTGTACCAGATGTTGTAACTATTCCTGGTGTTCCAATTGTAGCTACATCTACTGTAAAATTATTAGAGTCTATAATATTTTGAATCTCAAATTCTTGACTCATATTAGTGTTAGTAATATTTACAACGTTGACTCCTGATACACCTGAAAATGTAACAAAGTCTCCAGCGATTGCACCATTAGATGTTGCAAGAACGTTAACTATTGTTGTAGCGGAAGTAAATGTGAATACTGCTGGAATAGTAGTTGATAAAGGAGTGATATCATAAAAGTTGTTATCGTAATAAGTGTATAGTTTTCTATTTGTACCAATGATTGCTAATGAATCTCCAGCTAAATCTGTATATGTGTGAATATCTCTTGCAGCACCAATTAAGTTATTATTTATAGTAGGTTCCCAACCACCTATCTTTTCAGGAACACCATATCTAAAACGAACGTTATCACAATCAACCCAACCACCTTCTGCGCCGTATTGAGTATTTTGTTTATCGATTCCTGGTCTAAATTGTAGTTTGTTTATTGGCATAAATATTACCTATCATATAAGCCATTTTCATTCAATAAGTTTAAAAAATTACCTATGTTTTGACCATATATCTTTAACATATCTTCATCATATATAAAACTAGGTTTTTCAAAAGGATGATGTTTTAGTGTAAGAACATTAACAACTTGCATGAATTTAGCTTCATGTGCATCTACCGGTCTATAACATAATGTAGCATCATACTGTTGACGTTGTAATTCTAAAAATCTATTTGTTCCAGTTTGAACTAAATTATCATCAGAAGGACTTAAAACAATTGGACATAATAATCCATGTTGTTCCATTTGACCTTTAACTCTATTAATAGATTTTTCTATAGGTTTATGAATTAAACTTAAATCTTTAATTTGTTTTAATATAAGTCTATTTTTAAATAGTTGATACTGTGGATGAGCTATTTTCATAGATCTATTTTAGTCATATTATAGATGTTAAACCATTCATTTGCATATTCTGTATTTTTGTAATCCTTAAAATAAGGTCCACCTTCTGTAAAATGAACATTATATACATCTTTTTTATAAGGATATTCACCAACTAACCAATTCCATTCAAGAGGAATACTACCTATTAAATTTTCATCTAACCATTTAAATTGATGAAGTTCTAAACCTGATTTAGTATTTACATATTCTGTGGTTAGTGTTTTGCATTTACTGCAATTCATTAACATTAAACTAGACCAGTTCTTTTTTGCAAATATAGTTTGATTATTACCTAAAAATTTATGTTTAGATTTAGGAATGTAATTATGTTTACAAACTTGAATTGCATAGTCTTCATTTCTTAAATTCCAAAGTTTTGTGATATCAGATAACATCACCATATCGGAATCCATAAATATGGCCCAGCCATTATAATTCATTAGGTGAGGAACTAGAAATCTACTAAATGAAAATTCAGTAGAAGCAAGTGGATCTTGTTTTCTTGTATAAATATTTTTTAAATTATTTAAATTAATTGGTGAAATGGTAACTGGAGTTGAACTATTTCTTAAAATACTCTCTGCTAGTACATGATAAGCTATTTTAACTTTACTATCGTAACCTATAAATATAGGAATCACGCAAACATTCCAGCTTGTAAAAAATTAAAAGATACTGATATTCTAATATCGTTAGATTGATTTACATCAACAGTATGATTAAGCCATGATGGGAACATAATACATCTTCCTTGAATAGGTTCAAAATGTACTTCTTTCCATAGATGCTTTGGTAATGGTTGTTCTGTTCTTCTTGGAACTGTCATAAGAGATATTGTTTTAGGATCTTCTATTTTTAAATGTCCACAGTTTTCTTGAGTCTTAACATAATAAACTCCTGACCATAAAGAATTTGGATGAATATGGGGTCTATTAAATGCACCTGGTGGATTAATGTTTGCCCACATGTTGCCAAGAAAAGGTTCTGAATCTAAACATTCTTCTTTAAATATATCAAATTGCATTACAAATAATTCATGAATAAGAGGTTTGTATTCTTCTTTTTTATGCATGTCAGAAGTTGAATGCCATCCATTCACATTTGTTTTTTGTAGTCCATTATCTTGTTTAGACCAATTTATAATATTTTGTTCTAGCTTCTTATTATCTATATTAAAATCTTTAATATAGACTTGGGTTGGAAACCATAGTTCTTTATGCATCATCCTTTTTTACTCTCAATTGGGTTATATTCAACATCACAGTTTGCAGCTAACGTTCTTCTAGTTTCATTAGTGCTGTTAAATGGGTATACACAATGTTTCATATCATAAGGAAATATATAAAAATCACGAAGTGCCATAGGAGGTGAATAGTCTCTATTTGAAAATTGTCCTGACGAATTTCCTATAATTTGAAGTCTACCATTCGTTGGTAAATGTTCTGATGAATATTCAACACCATAAGTTGATGGTAATTTTAAAATCATAACGGATGTTAAACCTGTAACTATATTGCCTTGATGAATATGAATTGGATTATATTCATGAGCTTTCATTTCATTAACCCATATTGAATTTAAATGAAGTCTGTATTTTAAAACTTTATTCCAATCTAAATAGTGAGTGTAAGCTGACATAAACCATTCCTGCACGCGCGGAGTTAAATAATTATGTCTGTGCATTTTAGATGTATCTTCTCCATCATAAAATAAAGACCTTTCATCATCTATTTTACCAATTAATTGTTTATTAGCTTTTGCAAGTTCACCATGTTTACTTTCGTAAATTTGATTAATTTCATTAAAGATATCTACTGGAACTTCATAACGAATAACTGTTTGACCTAAAAATACAAAATTAAATTTCATTTTTCATCTGTTGTCTAATCTTTGTTGCTGATATTTCTTGTATTTCTTTTGGTAATACAATCTCTTCTATCTTGTATCCAACGTCTCTACCATAACATATGTTTGTAATATTAGGTACTTTTATAACGTCAAATTGACCAATGTAATCTTTTAATTTTTCTTCAATACGTTTTTTGATATCTTCAAATACAAATGGGTTATTATCTGTTTGTGGCATTGATCTAACCATAATAACAACCTGACCCGTCTTCTTTAATATTTCTTTAAATAAAGCTAAATGTCCATCATGGAATGGTTGCCAACGTCCAAGCATTTGTGCTGTTGGTTTAGAGTAGTCTATCATGTATCTCCTTTATTATGTTATCGTAGTTAAAATCTTTTATCTCAAAGTTTACTTTTTTAGGTTTCTCAAATACTTTATTCGTATCTTCAAATCTTCCTTTATCAATTGTATTCATCCAAATCTTCATATCATAGAAAGATCTATAAGATTCAAATGGACAAACAAAGTCTACAACAACATGATTAACTGCAAGATCACACATAGTCATCATACGGTTAGCTTGTCGCTTTCTACCATTCTCTGTAAAATCCCAATCTTCAAATAGCTTTCTAATATCATCAGCATTAAAGTGAGGTATTTTTTTATTCTCAACTAATTTCTTTGCAAATGTAGTTTTTCCAGATCCAGGTAATCCGAATATTAAAATTTTCATATTATTTCTGCTTTCCCTTCTATCATTGTTAATTTACCAATACAACAAATATTCCATTTTTGTATTCCGCCTTCAAAAGTACATTCATCAAATACAGGTACTTTTATGTTTAAATTTTTTGCTAAAATCTCTTTACCATTCTCAATAATTCTCCAAACTAAATCACTTTCACCATGTTTAGTATTATATCTAATATGATATTTATTCATTAAAATTTTATATGTCCGTACTTATCTATAATACGTTTCGGTATCATAGCTTTATAAGGATTGTCTTCCTTTCTAACTTCTTCTTTAATAATGTGCATCTTGTTTCCAACGATGGTATCGTCATAACCTATACCATTAATATTAATCTGTTTCAAGTTTTTAAATGCATGTTTGTAGTTAGGTATATTTAAAAATTTATATACTTTATTTATCTCAATTTCTGGTTGAGTTACTAAATCATCATATCTTAAATAATGACAAAGTTCTGGATAGTTAAAAGAATTCTTTATGGCTTCTAAATCTTTTGCAATAGCACCATCTTTATTCATTAACATAGATAATTTTTGCTCAATCGTTGTATGACCATATTTATTTGGAAAAGCAGTTGGCTCATTTTCAAACCATTTAATATAAGATGCTAATACATCCATTAAATCTCGAAGAATAATAATTACTTTAAATGGACGTTTGAAATGATTTTGCATCAACATAAAATTACCAGGTGTCATTACAGGACCGCGATCAATAATATAACGTTGCGGCCAATCTTTATAAAAGACATCAAAGACAGAATCTAATACGTTATCTAATGATTTATGATCTGGATAGTTTTGAAATACATCTGTTTGTTTAAGAAGAAATAAATCCTTCATAATTTCTAATGTAATAGAGTTTGCAGTCACTACCAAATTAGGATTTTGGTTCATGATTGATGCAAATAAAGTATTACCTGATCTTGGTAACGCTACTAAAAAGAATAATTCTTTAGTCATTTCTAAATGATCTATAGCACTTTCTTAAATAATTTTAAAGTCTTATTTTAAAGAACCGTTTGTTTTATGTTGAATACCGAAAGTAGGTTGGCTGGGTTGTAATAGTTTTTTATCACTCATTTCTCTTTCAATAGTTTTTAATTGACCCAGAACATTGAATACTTCTGCTTGTGAAGAACCAGGAGTTAATGTTTGTACTTTATTTTGCATAATCTGATGATATGATTCTAATTGATGTAAATTTACATCCTTCGTATTAAACGTTCCATCATTAAATTCTTTTTTCAAATTAGACCACATTTGAATTTCTCGCATACGATCTTTAGCCGTTAATTCCATATTTGCTTTTGCATAAAGCTTTTCATCTAAATCTATTTTGAAACACTCTAATTTATATTCATCTGTTTCAGTTTCTAATTTCTTTTCTAACCATTTAATCTTTGCGTCATTTCTTCTGTAATCAAAAGAGAGTGACATTAAGTTTTCAAGGAATACATTTTGTTCTCTAACACATTGCCAGTATTTAGAAGCATAAGTTGGATACTTTGCATCTTGAAGAACTGAAATTCTAGCTTCTGTTTCTGTTCTAAATATTTGTTTTTTTGTCCAAGTATCACGAAGTTCATCAACAAGAGATTTAAAATTAAACATATCTTCTTTTGTTAAAAGATTGTTTAAATTAGTTTCTTCTTTTTGGATTAATTCTTTTATATCTTTTTTCTCAATCATTAAGAAGATACTATACTAATTCTGTATGTAATTAAAGGACTATGTTGCTGATACCGTTCTAGTTACTGCTAAACCTGGTGGGCTGTATTCTTCTGTGGCATTAGCACCATATCCTCCAAAACCTAAACCTGCTGTTTGTGTTCCTGCTCCTGCTAAAGCTGCTCTAGTTGTATTTAAATTTCCTCCACCTGACCAAGCAGTTCCGTTATATTCTTCTGTTACAGGCGTTCCAATATTTCCTGCTAAAAGACCTCCAAATGCAAGTCCCGCTGTTTGCGTTCCTGCTCCTGCTAAAGCACGTCTTGCCGAAGCTAAATTTCCACCTGATGTCCAACTTGCACCATCATATTCTTCTGTGTTTGCAAAAACAACTGTTGTACTTCCACCAAAAGCTGCAGCAACTGTTTGCGTTCCTGCTCCTGCTAAACTATCTCTTGCAGTACCTAAATTTCCACCTGCTGTCCAACTTGTTCCGTCATATTCTTCTGTGTTAGCAACAGCAACTGTTGTAATTCCGCCGAATGCTAAAGCAACTGTTTGTAATCCACAACCTGCTAGAGCACGTCTACCTGTTCCTAAATTTCCACCACCTGTCCAAGCCGTGCCATTATATTCTTCTGTAAAATTTTTATTTCCTGCATTATATCCACCAAATCCTAAACCCGCTGTTTGCGTTCCTGCTCCTGCTAAAGCACCTCTTGCGTTTGCCATATTTCCTCCAGCTGTCCAAGAAGTCCCATCGTATTCTTCTGTGACTGCTGTATAACCAGAACCACCAAATGCTAAACCAGCAGTTTGTGTGCCTGCTCCGCCTAGACTAGATCTAGCTGTAGCTAAATTCCCACCCGTTGCCCAAGTACCAGTTGTAGTAAGTGCTCTATACTTTAAAGCAGGCGTTGCTGTATTAAACCACACCTGTCCCTTAATCGGGTTAGATGGATCTGCAGATATAACATTAATCTTGCCACCAAATATTTGATAATATGTACTCATGTTGCTGATACCGTTTTAGTTGTTTGTGTTCCTGCTCCTGAATATTCTTCTGTGTTTGCAACTGCGACTGTTGTAAAACCACCAAATCCTAAAGCTGAAGTTTGTATACCTGCTCCGCCTAGACTTTGTCTTGTTGTTCCTAAATTTCCTCCTGCAGTCCAAGAGGTTCCGTTATATTCTTCTGTGGCGTTTGTATTGGCTGTTGCATATCCACCAAACCCAAGCCCTGCAGTTTGAGTACCTGCTCCTCCTAAATCACGTCTAGCAGTATTCATATTTCCACCAGCAGTCCAAGAAGTGCCATCGTATTCTTCTGTGACATTAGTAACAGCTGTTGTAAAACCACCAAATCCTAAAGCTGAAGTTTGTATACCTGCTCCACCTAGAGCTCGTCTTGTTGTTCCTAAATTTCCTCCAGATGTCCATGAAGTGCCATTGTATTCTTCTGTTACATTAGTATTAGGTCCTATATATCCACCAAAACCTAAAGCAGCAGTTTGCGTTCCTGCACTTCCTAAAGTAAATCTAGCTGTAGATAAATTTCCTCCAGCAGTCCAAGAAGTGCCATCGTATTCTTCTGTAGCTGCTGTAGATGGTGGTAGATATCCACCAAAACCAAGCGCTGCAGTTTGAGTTCCACATCCTCCCAATATACGTCTAGCAGTTCCCATATTACCACCTGCTGTCCAACTTGCTCCATTATATTCTTCAGTAGCTACTGTATTAGCTGTTGTATATCCTCCAAAACCTGCCGCTGATGTTTGCGTCCCTGCTCCACCTAATAATCTTCTAGCAGTACCCATATTTCCACCCGTTGCCCACGCTCCAGCTACACTAGCTTCTCTAAATTTCACAACCTTACTAGTCGAGTTATACCACACTTGTCCGTTGATTGGGTTTGATGGATCGGATGCCACGACATTAACTTTACCACCAAAGATTTGATAATATGTGCTCATAAATTTATGTTGCTGTTACCGTTTTAGTTACATTTGTTGCTCCTGTGTATTCTTGTGTGGCTGCAGTAGAACCTGTTCCATCATTTCCACCAAAAGCTAAACCTGCTGTTTGAGTACCTGCACCTCCTGCTCCATTTGTAGCTGTAATTAAATTTGTACTTGCTGCCCAAGAAGCACCGTTATACTCTTCTGTTGCAGAAGATGGTCCATTACCACCAAAACCTAAACCTGCAGTTTGCGTTCCAGCACCTGTTGCACCATATCTTGAAGTTCCTAAATTTCCTCCTGCTGTCCATGAAGTTCCATCATATTCTTCTGTTGAATTACCAGATGGATAACCTCCAAAACCTAAACCCGCTGTTTGAGTTCCTGCACCAGCTAAAATATATCTAGTTGTATTCATATTTCCTCCACCTGCCCAACTTGTGCCATCATACTCTTCTGTGTTATTAACTGCTACTGTTGTAAACCCACCAAAAGCTAAAGCAGAAGTTTGAGTTCCACAACCTGCTAAAGAAGCTCTTGCTGTCGCTAAATTTCCTCCAGCTGTCCAACTTGTACCATTATATTCTTCTGTGTTCGCATATCTAGTAGGGCCATAAATAGCACCACCAAAAGCTGCAGCAACTGTTTGTAAACCACAACCTGCTAAACCATATCTAGCTGTAGCTAAATTTCCACCTGCTGTCCAAGAGGTACCATTATATTCTTCTGCACCATTTAACGCAGTAAAAGCTGCATTTCTACCAGCAAAAGCCAAACCTACTGTTTGAGTTCCTGCTCCACCTAGTGATACTTTTGCAGTTCCTAAATTTCCACCACTCGCCCATGCGGCTAGATTAATAGCTCTATATTTTAAAACTTCCGTTGTGGTGTTATACCACATTTGACCTTCTATAGGATTTGATGGATCTGCAGATACGACATTAACTTTTCCACCAAAGATTTGATAATATGTACTCATAGGTTAAACATTTTAAATATTTATTCTGGTAATACGATATCATTGGGTCTTGCATTTTGTTTTTTTCTAAAATCATCTGCTGGTAAAGCATCCCATGCTGCTTGTGCAATTTGTACTTGTTCAGTTACGATTGCTTGTGCTTCTTGTACAGTTTTTCTAACTCCTGCAATACCATTGATCCATATATTTGCATTTCTATCGTTTGCTGGAACTTGCCACACGTTTCCTGGAAATCCAGAGATTGAAAATTGAGATGAATCGTTGTTAGTGATGAAACCTTTACCCCAACATTCTGCTACACAATATTGATAATTTTTATTTGCCATAGTTTCTCCTTTTTAATTAGTTTCTAATAACCAACCTTGAGTATTATCTGTAAATACTAATGTAAGTGCAGCTCGTTCTTGGTTTACGGTTAAATCTTCTGCAAGACCTTGAATATTTTTACCATTTCTTGCAATCGTTAAATTATTTGTATCAAATGTTGCAGCATAATCTACAAATGAAATAAAATCTCCAATTGTTGGAGAAGCGGGAAGCGTTGCTGTAATGGCTGCAGATGTTGTATTTACAAAATATCCATATTTAGCTGTTGCAGTAAAACTAGTTGATTGAACTGCTTGCCAAGCTGCTCCGCCTGCTACTGTTGCGAAAGATGCTGTAGTTCCATCTGTTGTTAACACTTGTCCAGCAGTACCCATAGTAATACCACCGAATGAACCATTATTATTAAATTGAATTTGTTTATCTGTTCCGCCTGGTGTTGTATCTGGAATCGCAGCGATAACTGAAGTTGTAGCTGGATTTACGATTACATAGTTTTTAGAACCTGTTTTAACAGTAACGGTTGTTGAACCGCCTGAAGAAATGATTGCTGTTCCACCTGAATTGTTTATGATGACATAATCTTTTTCTATATTTGGAACTGAAACTGTAACTGTTGTTGCTGATAATGAACCTGATAAAATAATTGTTTTATTTCGTCCAGCTTCATCTGTGAATGTCGTAGAAGTTGCATTTGATGTAAATGCTAAAGTTGTATTTCCTGTTAGTGTAATTGTAACTACACCAGCAATCGCATTATCTATTTCTTGTAAATTGACGTTAGTAAGTTCACCCCATGTACCCGAGTTTTCGCCAGTTGCTTGTAGGTTTAAACCTAAATTACTAAATGTACTTGCCATATTAGATTCTCCTTATCACTTTTTTAAGGTTTTGTCATCAAGGTAAATTAACCCATGTTTGACCACTTGATGCATTTATGGTGCTCCAAGTTTGTGTTGTAGTAGCATTTATAGTGCTCCAAGTTTGAGAAGTTGATGCATTTATGGTGCTCCAAACTTGACCCGTAGTTGGATCTATTGCAGACCAAGATTGATCTGTTGGTGGGTTTATTGGAACCCAACCATAGACAATAAGCTGTCCTGTGCCTATTGTCAATTGATTTCCAGTAACTGAAACAATAGTTTGTGTATTTATTATTACATTTCCAACACCTATATTTTCTTGATTTCCATCAACTACTACAACTTGTTTATTAGCAATATCTACGATTCCAGTATCTAATATTAATTGATTATCTGTTACCCCTACATTAGCTTGAGCACTTTCAGTTAAATCTCCAGTTATTAAATTTAATTGATTACCTGTTACATTTTGTATAACTGGACAAGTGATAGTAACTGTTCCTGTTCCAACTTGAACAGAAGATCCAGTTGCAGTTATAATGTTATCTATTTTAATGGATACAGTTCCAGACTGTAAATCTAATTCTTGTCCAACAACTGCATCAGTAACATTTCCACTTGCAATAATGTTTGGACTTTGTACAAATAAATCTAATAAGTTTGTAGTAAGGTCTACATTTGATTTAGCAACAACCGTTGCATTAGCAACAGTTAAAGTTAAAGTATTTCCTGTAACATCAACATTAGCTTTTCCTAATACAGTTAATGTTCCAGTTTGAATTCCAAGTTCTACAGAAGATAAAACAACATTAATTGGAATACTTACAACTGCATCTCCAGTAAATAAAGATAACTGACTTCCTATAACATCTACATTAGCTTTTGTAGATATAGCTACAGTTCCAGTATCTACAGTTTGTTGATTACCTGTTACATCTGTAACAGCATTACCAAGTATATCTACAGTTCCAGTATCTAAAGTTTGTTGATTACCTGTTATATTAACATTAGCTACCGATATAGTTGTTACAGTTCCAGTAGATAAAGTTAAAACATTTCCTGTAGTAGGAACTTCAATATTAGTTTTTGTAATAACATCTAGAGTTCCAGTAGATAAAGTTAAAACATTTCCTGTAGTAGGAACTTCAATATTAATTGCAAAGGTTGCAGTTCCAACTAATATATTTAATGTATTACCTGTTACAGCTACAACATTTTGTGTAAGAACACTAACTGTTCCAGTTTGAGTAGTTAATTGTAAATTTGGATCTGGAGTAATTGCACTGTAAGGACCTGTTCCCCAAGTAGATGCTCCCCAATTAGGATCGTAAACTCCACCAACTAAAATAGTTACATCTTGAGCTAAACCGCCCCAATTATAGACACCCCATTCTCCAAATCCCCATGAAGTATTTGTAGCCATATAAATCCTATGGCGAAATTATTACGATATTCTCAAGATTGCGCTTGTTGAATTCGCTGCTGGGAACTGAATAGTAAAGTCGCCGTTCGTTGAAGTTTTATCACCACCAAAATCTAATACTACAACTGCTTTGTTAGAAGTAGTTGTGTTATAAATTAAAGCACATGATGCAGTGATTGTTGCTGTTGAAAAAGTTACATCGTTAAAATCTACGAATGCAATATTTTGCGCAACGGTTGGTGAAATATTTACAAGAGTTGCTCCCGTAGCAGTATAACCTGTACCTGTTACTTCAACACTTGATCCAATTGTTGCAGCATAAACTGTAGTTGTTGCTGCTGCAAAACCTGAAATGGTATTGTATAAAGCTAATTTAAATGTATCGCCTGTAGAAGCTGTAAAATCGTGAATTGCTTCAAATAATTCTTCTTTAAAACTATCTGGTACTATGTTTGCCATATTAACTCCTTATTATTTACTTGGTGGCGGTGAATCTACTACAACTCTAGGTTCGCCGTCAACGTATTCATCTCTTCTTCTTCTACCTGTCTGTTCAACACCAAATGATTCTCTGGCTTGTTGATAAGATTGTTCATAAGCTTGTATCATATCTGCTGGACCTTTCAAGTATTTATATGTTTCAACTAAAGAACCATAAAGAAGTAAATCTTGAGCAAAAGTAGATATATAAGTCGTTGAAGTTGCTGAATTACCAGCAGTTATAGAATTTCCTTGTGAATAATAAGCAATATTAATTGAGTAAGTAGTGTTTGGAGTTGGTGCTACAAACCAAGTAGTTTCATTCCAGTTTGCCCAATATCTTGGTTTTTCATAATAAGTAGAAGATGCTGGGAAGTTATTAAATTCCGCCATGTAAGAACTATCTTTTTGTTCTAATGTAGAAAATTCTCCACTTGGAGATATCATTTCAACATATCTAATATTACGAAGTCCAGATGGTACAGAAATGGTTGTAGTTCCTGCAACTGTTGCAGCACTTGCATATAATCTAAAAGCATCAATATTTAATTCTCTATAAATTCTATTTTCAGTATTTTGTACAATTACAGAAACTGTAGAATCAGATAATCCATTACTATCTACTTCTGTATAATTTCTAATTTGAGTTACTAATTGTGAATACGTTAGTGCCATA